ATGCGGATGTCGTTCAGGTTGTTGAGATTGACAACGCGGTCGTTTCCGCCACGAGCAGAAGTCACTGCATTGGTCCCCACATAGTCGAGGAGTTCGTCGTACTGATTCGGCTCCAGACCCAATGTGCGGATGGTTGCATCATCCATTCGTCGGGTCATTCCACGAGACACTTCGTACAGGTGTTGAATGGTCGATGCGGCCATCAAGTTCTGCGTGAAAGAAGTAATCGGAGTCAGGAGTGTGACATCTGAGAAGAAGTTTGCAGTGGCTCCAAGTCCCCGTTCAAATGCATTGCCCACAGGTCCATATTGATTCTGAACCTGTTGCATGAGGACTCGACGCAGACGATCTGTGGATGGGTGGAATGCCTGATCGATGAGTCCTGCAAAGTTTCTAGCCCCTTCGTCCATGTTCTGCCAGTTGCTGACCATTTCGGAAAGCAGCGGGAGTTGTCGAAGAGTTGTGCGAAGTCCAAGAGTTCCGATGATGCGCGACATCTCGGCAGCAGCCACAAGTCCAAAAGCTCCACCTGTAGACAAGTAGCCCATGGGCAGCATGACTCCAGCCAGTCTGTCTCCCCAGCGGCCAAGAGACCCAAGTTCTTGATTGCTGCGGTGAAGAGGCTCGTAGCGCATGGCCGCGACGATCTCTCGGAATGCATCGTTGGTTTCGCCTTGCATCGTTCCACCAAAGTTTGGGTCGATGTTCCCAAGTCGATTGATGGTCGAGCGGATCTCCTCGATGGTTTCCAGAGCCAACGGAGCACCATTGGAATCAAGAATACCGAAGTGGTTCATTTGCTCGTTAAAGCTATCGATGAACCTCTTTTCGTTGATGGCTCCAAAGATTGAGATTGTGTATTTCTTGATCAACTCTGGAACATCATTAACAGTCAAGTCTGCAATGCTGACTCCGTTGCGTCCTGTTCCAAGAAGATCTCCAGCCGTCGCATAATCAGACAATTCATCAAGGATGATTCGAGTCCGTCCAAACGGAGTTCGAGATGCGCCTGATCCAGACAATGGTGCAAGAAGCCCATTGAGAGCCTGTGCTACTTGGTCATCAATGTCGAGAAGAGGGGCAAGATCTGAATCTTGAGACAGGCGGATAAGACGTTCTGTGAGAACTTCAGCGGCTTGCTTGACATCTGGAAGATCAACCATCGTGCCGTTATCAAGAACAACACGACGTAATCCAGTTTGTTGTCCAAGCGCACGTTCAAGCAATGCCGTCAAAGCCGCGCGGCCTTGTGGGGTAGTGCTCAATCGCGAAATGCGATCCCATCTCCAAAGACGAGGAACATAGTTCTGAACCGCGCTTGTCTGGAATCCACGAACTCCTGCTTGATTTGCCGCAGTGTGCAAGTCGTTAAGCATTTTCCGAAGCTGTTGTGCAGTCTCGTTAACACCATCGTTTGCGTGGTTGAATGCGCCTGTTCGTAGCTGTTCCATAACAGCCACATTGAACTCATCGAGCCGCTGACGAGCACCGCGCCCAAAGCCAGCACGAAGACCGTCCATCATTCCAATGCGGTCTCCAGCTCCACGGCCAAGGGCAAATCTTGTGTATCCATTTCGATACGCAGTCAATCCCGTGGCAAGATGTCCAGTCATCTCATAAGTGCCACGCTCAAAGATGGTCTGGCCTTGAGCCACACGAGTTCCTGATGCTGTTTGCATGGCACGACGCGCATTGAAAGCCAAGAAGAATGCCAACCGTGCTGCTGGGTTTGGAAGGCGAAGACCAACCGCAGCTTGATTGAAGAACCGAGCAACAGGGCCAAGCGTGTCGAAACGGTCAAGCAGAGGAATCTCTTCCTGCATCCGGCGCATCCCGTTGGCTGAGGTTGCCGCAACATTTGCAGCCGGAGGAGCAGCTCCACCACCAGCCCCACCAGCAGGAGGAACAGCTCCACCACCAGCAGGAGGCGTAGCTGCCCCACCAGCACCAGCAGGAGGCACAACGGCCCCCGAAGGGACTCCCGGAATAGCAGGGGCTCCTTGCTGAATCCGTGCTTGCTCTGCTGCTACAGCTGCCTTACGGGCCACATCAAGGCTTTCACCGAAAGACCTGACTGTGTTCTCCAGCGCACGAGGCACATAGATCCGGCGTCCTGCTTCAGGAACACGCCTATTGATGATTTCTGCAACCTGCGAAAGACGAGCGCGAGAATCGAGAACCATGCGTCCACGAGAGTTCTGGCGCATCGGAGGATTCTGCATCACGCTGCGAAGATCCTCAACAATCTCTTCAAAGATCTCCCGTGTCACCTCGCCGCCCCGCATACGGACTTCGTTTGCGGCTTGAAGGATCAACGAGGCGTTCTGAGACTGCCCAATCGGAGCGGAGGTAACAGCATCCTCAAAGTGAGCCCAGAGTCCATCAAGAGTCTGACTGCGCTCGACAAGATCATCAAACGCTGTATCAAGCTTCCCAATAGGAGCCACATTTCCTAATCGACGCGCTTCAGCAATACGTTCTGCGACCTTTGGATCTAAGAACTTTTCCAAGTTGGCCCATACGCGGCTCTCAAAAGCAGCACCACGAATGTTCTTCTTGAATACCGTATCTGCAATCTTTTCCGAATGCACTGCAAACAGAGTTCGAGACACGGTACGGGCAAGTTCTTGACTGACTGTGCCTCCACGACGCTGGATCTCAGCGAGAATGTTCATGGTTGCAGACTGAATGCCTGTGACTGCACCCTGCCATTGCTCGTTGGTTGCACGGAAGCGTGGACGGTTCTGCGGAGTCCATACCTGTGTGCCATCACGCAACATCCTCTGATTCCATCCGCGTCCTCGGAGCATATCTCGAATGCTGTTGGCCTCGACGGCATCTGCAATCGGAGAAATGGTGACTGACTGCACAGACCTATTGAGGTTGCGCCAGTTTCCCCCATATCGGAATGCCACATCTCCTTCTTCAGCGGCTGCAAACAAGTTCCTACCGTCCGGAAGAAAGTCTCCGCGAAGAGTCGTAGCATCAAAGGCTATTTCGATTCCTTCTCCAAGACCTTGGCCGCCCGGATAAAACATCCGCTCGCCCATCATTTCTGAAGCGAGCCCTTCAGCACGACGAGGGCCACGTCTATTTGCAAGAATGACTCCACTTGGTCGTGATCGTTCTGGAAGACCAACGATTCGACGCATACTGCGGGCAAACTCACCACGCGCAGCTGGCATACCTGTGGCTTTGGCTTTAGTTCCTCGCCATCCACCAGTTCGTCCTTCGTTGAGGAGAGTCCGAAGTAAGTTGCCGTTGGCTGGCGTATAGAATGCAGGACCGAATGCCGACATACGTCGATCACCAGACAGCATGGCCGCGCCTACATCTTCAACGCGGTTGATCGTTCCTTCTCCCTGCATAACTGGAAGGCTGAGACTTTCAGTTCCCGGAACAAACTCTCGTCCGGTTCGTGAATAGGCTTCCCATGCTTCGTCAGCAAGGCTGTCAACCGTTTCTCCCACAGGCATGATGTTTCGCCCAAGGAGATTGCGGTCTGCCGCAGCATTGCTCACAAAGGCAAGCGGCGTGTGGTAGTTGATGATCGTGTTGTTGCCGAGGCGAGACTGGTGGTAGAAGTTCTCAGCGTGTTTTGCAATTCGGTTACTAGCGTAACTTCGTGCTGCCCACCCACCAATAGCACCGCCAAAAGCCATCGAAACAGCGGCATCAGTGACGATGGATGAAGCTTCAGGATCGTAGAGAGGATCTACGCTGTACTTGGCAGCTTGAATAGCCGCTTCTTCAGCAACACCAAGAGCTGCGTAACGACTGATTCCTGCAAAGCGTCCAACCATCTGAGCGGCTTCAGCAGCTTCTTCTGAAATGCGAACCATCGATCCGAAGCGTTCAACAGAACGCAAACGAGAGATGTTCTGCCCAGCTTGAATGAAGCGTTGCCCATAGCCAGCAAATGCAAGGGGCTCCAAAGCCAAAGACATTGCAACGATTGCTGCTGTATCGCTGGCAAACCCAACTGCTTTACCTACGCCGCTTCCTTTAGAAGCAAACTCAGGAGAAGCAATACGAGCAAGGTCCAAACGGTCAAGGTATTCCCCGTAGTTTGTAGAAGACAGAATCCAAGCATGAGCTTTGGGATCAATGCCCATCAAGTCTTCTGTGATTGATTCGATGTTGTTTTTTTGAGACGGGAGATGCCACTGGCCCACTCCCATTTCCGTAAGAGACATCGGAGTCGTTGAGAATGGGTCGTACTTCTTTATCTCTTTTGCGTTGAAGTTCAACGGAGTGAAGTAAGCCTCATCAGTCGATGTAAAGCCACGGACAAGAGCTTCAGCACGAGCTCCAACGTAGCCGCCGAAACTCGACAGAATTCCTGCACCAAAGCTTCCAACACTTTCTGCAAGAGCTTCTGTTTCTGGATCAATGTATGGATTGAGTTGTGACTGCCGTTGAACCTCAATGCGTTCTCCGGGACTCATCAAGTCCATCGGACGCGGGCCAGCCAGCAGCTGATCGTCAAAGAAAGAGTTGGTAGAAATTTGACTCATGTTTATTGCTTCAACTTTCCGCGCAATTCACGAAGACCTTGACGGCGCATATTCTCAATGTCCAACCGCTTCGTAGCTTTATCGCTTCCCATGCGCTGGTTCACACGCTCACGCACAGAAAGAGCTCCCTCAATGATGTTTCCATCTTGATCGCGTGGACGAGAGTTGTTTGTAATGTCGGCGGCGGTGTAGTAACGATCCGTTACAGCGTTTCCGTCAGCAGTACGCAAGGCAAACACAGCCTGACTGTTGCCGCCGTAACCAACAAGCACAAGAGACGCATCTTTGACATTCTCTCCAGCTTCCATGTCGATCCAATTTGCGATGTACTCGGAGCCAACATTAGCGGCGTCGAAATCAGCCTTTGGAACGAAAGATTGGCGAATGAAGTGTGTTCCACTTCGGACAAAGGTGTCCGCAGCTTCAAGGGCGGCTTCATGGGCTCCACCATTTTGATTGAGAGCCTCAAAGTACTTACGGGCAAACATCGAGTTTACCGCCGTAACTGAGTCTGGATTGATTGGATCATCCCAGTAACTAAATGGGACAATCGAATCAACTGCGTCATCAATGATTTCCGCGAGGTAGTCATTGATGGAATTCATTTCTGTACTACCAACTTCAAAGTTGATGAGATCCTTGGCGTTGGATGCCGTCAACATATTGAGCTGTTGTGCAGAGTCGCGTACAGAATCATCAAGAGACATTCCTGTGTCCATCTTGAGGGAGACATCCACAAGGAACTGCTGCATTCTCTTACCCGCTGGCCCAGATCCAAAGACCTGTTCCATTGGGATCTGACCTCCGCGTCCTGTGCGGTAAATGTAGATGAGGTCTGCCAGTTCAGGACGGACTCCGCGTTCTACATCGATGGAAAGTCCGCTTGTGGCGATGGATCGAATGCCCGTCAAACGGTCTTCCATACCAAAGTGAACACCAGCCATCATCTCGTTGAGCTTGAGAATTCGGCGACGGTCTTCTTTATCAGCCATCAAGCTTGGAGGATCGTTCTTTACTGGAGTAAGCGTCCCGAGACGTGGATCATTTGCAGACATCCCATATCGAGAAGCATTTCCAGCGAGTTCATCAACAAAGTTTTGCTGCAAAGTTGAGAGCCTTGCGTTGATGGTTTCGTGGACATTCCGAAGTGCGTTCTTCGCTTTTTCTCCAAAAGGATCGATGTCAAACGACCGAAGATTGCCGTCGAATTGAAGACGAAGTCCTTGCCAGTTGAGGACTGAACCTCCAGATTCCTTTGCAAACTTGTCCAGCGATTCTCCGAAGAACCTACGGATAAGTTTCAGATCATTACGATCCACACTTTCACGGCCTTCTCGTGCTGCATTGTTCCACTTCTCATTGAACTGATCGATGATCTTCCCACGCTCTTCCACTGAGATTGTGCCAGCTCGTTGAAGGAACTGATCGAGATTGTCATAGGCTTGTTCGTAACCAACCTCTCCTTCAGAACTGAAGGATTGACGGAATGCAGCTTCGATCATGAGGGCTGCTTGTGTCTTCTCCTTCTGATGTTGAAGATCAAAGCGAACCTTCGAGACATCTGGAGCAGCATCCGCCAACATCACCTTTACTTCTTCGGTGTCTTTGACCAATCCAGTTCCACCTTGAAGCTTGCTCAAGATTTCTTCAGCAAGGTAAGTGGTTCCCCCAGCCTTCATGGCTTCGACAAGATGAGCAGCCGTCGCAAGGTTGGCCGTCCTAGGCATACCCATGTTTGCGCCCATTTCATCCATGAACATCTGGATGTCCGGAATCAGCTTGTCGATCCTGTCTTCAGTGTCGAAGAACGGAGTACGACCCTGATTCATTTGATCGAGGGCGTGGCTGAGAATCGTTTGTTGATCTTCTAGAGAAAGGTCATCGAGAGTGGCGTTTTCGTAAACGATCTTCTCCTTGGCGGCCACACTGAGACCCGGAACGATCATCGGGATGTTGACTGCCCCGATACCTTCAAAATCAAATTGAACTGCTCTTTCCGTAACAGGCTTGCCGTCACGGTCGTACATGACTCCTTCCCACCCAACGTCTTGTGAAGAACCATCCTGACGCCTTCCCAATCCGCGATCAACCGTGAGGTCTTGTAGAACTTCATCGACCTTGACACGAAGAGACTGAACGATCTTTCCCTGTCGGTACTTGACGATGTTCTCCGAATGCTTCATGCCCATGGACATGAGATACGGATTGAACGAATCGAAGAACGAATCGCTAAGGTATTGAGTCGTGCCGAACTGTGCCTTCTTGTTCTGGGCATAGCTTGCAGCCAACGCATCAAAGAATTGATTGTCCTTGAGGAGTTCTGGATTCTCGGCAATACGACGGTCGTACTCTTGTTGGAACTCCGCACGAGATCGAGACGCTTCCAACACACCAGAAGCTACCTGAGCCCCCACCGCCATCCAAGGATTTTCACTTGGGTCAATCTCTCCACTCTTGACTAGATCAGCGTAGGTCTTTCGGTTCGAGTTAACGAGGTCTTGGCCGATACGAACCTGATCTTTGTTGTATTCCTTTTTAAGAGTGATCGCGAGCTGTCCTACAGTCGAAGAAAGTTCGCTGAAAGAATCAGCAAATGCATAAGCATCACGGATTGCTTGCTCATTCAGTGGAGTGGCTTGCTGTTGAATTGGGGCAACAAGCTGGGAAGTTGGAGACGCGAAAGTCCCAAGAGTTGGTCGTTGTTTTGCCATGACTTAGGATCCGTATGCTTAGAAGGTCACGTTACTAATGGGATTGGAAGGTGTGTAACTCGGTCCAAGTCCCCATCCAGTAGAGGTTGATGTTCCTCCAGCGACGGTTCCAACAGTTGGGGTTCCGATTCCAGCAGCCTGAGCCGAAAGACCAATGCTGAGACCTTGCGTGGCCCCATTCAGAATGCTCGATACATAGTTAACGCTTTGATATGGAGGAAGCGGAGCTGGGTATCCGTTGTTGATGATTGACTGCCCACGGGCGTAAATAGCTGAAGCTTCACGATTCAACTGAGCCGTATAGCTCGTGATGTTCCGCCTCGCAGCAGATGAGTAGTTCAACACTTCCCGTTCAAATTGGTCATGGACCAGCTGAACAGTCCGCCCTTCAATCCCCGTCTCAGCTTGTGATGCGGTGTATGCAGAAGAAGCGGCACGAGCATCAAGACTAATGTTCTGGAGTTGTTGCTTTTGAGCTGCAACAGTTTCAATCTGTTGAGCCATAAGCGCATCAGTCTGAAGACCAACATCTCGTTGAACCGCTTCTACAGTCTGACGGTAATTCTCGTCAGCAGCTTGGCCTTGACTTCGCAAATATTTATTTTGCTGCGAAGCTGCTGAAGCGGAAGAAGCTACAGATGCCGCAGTAGAAGCTGCTGCAACAGCGATGCCAATAGCCATTGGATTACACATTGTTGATCCTCACAAAGTGGTAGAAAGTCCTACCTTCGTGTCCGTAGTTATGGAGCTCGTTGATGAATTGGAACCCGAGCCACTGAAGCCACTTGATGTGGACAGCGTTTCGAGAGTCGATGTTGTTGTACAAGACGGGATATTCGGTGTGGAAGTTACGAACCCACCCCTTGGACTTCCTTAGAAACTCCATGGAGTGCAGCTTGATCTCGTCAGATCCGAGAAACCACACCTGCCCAACAGAAGGGTTCAAGGCCATGGAGACCACACCAAACATCGCCAGAGGCTCGTAGACGGCTTCTGGGCGGATGATGGTGTAACAGTGACTGGACTGCTCAAAGCCCCTTAGAAGGGCTAGGTGAGGCATTACGCCCGATGCAGCCTGTATCTCATCGAGATCAGCCTGTCTCAGGTTCCTAGAAAGTGCAAGACAATCGCTCTGGTGGCTCACTCTGGTGTCGATCATGCAAACCTCTGTGCGCGGTCGGTGTAGTCAGCTTCGACCTCCGCACTGATGATTTTACACGGCAACGGTGAATCGTTCAGGATCTTGATCGTTGTTTCGGTGTTCTTGCCGTAGACAGGGAACCGGAACGAGCCACGATCAAGGTAGATCTGGTTCAGCACTGAAGAGCCGACGATGTTTCCTGTGTAGACGTACTCGTACTGAGTCTGATCGACACCCACAGTGACTTGAATCTTGAAGAACGAGGTGTCTTCGTACAGCAAGTTCATGTGCTTCAGTTGGTAGCGTCCAGTCTGCAATGCAGCGGTTCCACCCAGTGATCGAGATGGAAGCCACAAGTTTGAGAATTGGAAGATCATCTCATACTTGTAACCAATCCAGACTGGAGTCGTGCTGTAATTGCCCACGGCCACGACGGTTCCTGCGGTGTCTGTATTTGCGTTGTACGAGGTTCCGGAAGAAGCCAGAATCCGTAGACCATTCGTGGTGTAGATCTGACTCAGCGTTGAGTTGTAAGAGTACGGCTTTGGAAGATTCCAAGTCGTGAGTCCAGTTCCGCTGTTGTATGTGCCAGTACCAGAAGCAAAGTACTGACGAGCATCTAGATGCGTAAGCCAGTTGACACCAGCGACGATGTCCGCATCTGTCTGGTCAACTCCGAATCGAATGCGTTCCAGTACTGGATTCTTTGCGGTGTTACGCAGAGTCAGCAGATACAGGTACGAGTCCACGAACTCAGCCCAGATCACCTTAGCCTTCCCACCAGTCGCCACATCAGGGAAGGTGAACTTGAACCAAGCGTTCTGTAGCGACTGCTCTGAAGTGCGGAGATACTTGTATAGATATAGATCTCCACCGCTCACCGCAGCCATCATGTCTTCTTGAGTTGTCGAAGCGATGGTCACAGGCTTGCCGAAGATGTATTTCGGAACAAGATCGCTAATTGAGTTCACGACATATGAGCCATCGATGTTTGGCTGTGGTACGAGCTCACGGATGCCCGCATACCCACCACCACGGTTGTATGGGAAGAAGACAGACAAGCCGGAGGAAACAGGCTGGATGTCTGCATACGACTCGTAGTCACCGATGGGAAGCAGCGAGACGCTCTTGGGACTCAGGATCTCTCCGCCACGAAGAACAAGCTGAGTAGACTCTGTGAACAGAAGAAGCTCTGTGTTGAAGACAACACCGGACTTCATGGTGCTGATCTTCTGACTACTGCTGGAGATGTCGATTGGATCTGAGTCAGGAAGATCGAGAGTCGTGGTGCGCCAGAAGTTGAAGAACTCTGAAGCCTCACTCAGGATGATGTTCTCACCACTCAAGAAACCAAGACGGTTCTTGAACAACACCATGTTGGTGATGCGATCTCCCACAAAGGTAGGATCGCTGTTTGTTTCAAGATCTCCTGCTTCACGATCTCCCCACTTGAAGCTTGTGTAGGTAACACCCGCCGGAACATTACTTGCGGGAGTAGTTCCATCTGCCTTCTTGAACATGAATGACCCGTCGCTCTGACGAATCAAGATGTGAGGCATCGTTCCGTAGTTGAACTTGTACTTGATTGCTGGGGCAATGGTCTCACGCCAGATGCCCTTGGAGAATGTTTCGTTTTCAGCCTCGAACTTCACATAGTAATCATCGATGCCAGACTCAGGAGCCCCAATAACTCGAACGACGTAGTTATGCGGTGCGGCGTATGGAAGATCTTCAAACCGCTGAATCTGGTCACGGATAAGCACTGCACCCTGTCCACCGAAATCGTCTTCGACAGATATGGTGAAGTTTGTCGCTCTGGTGATCTTCAGAACACCATCGACGGCAACAGCAGTGTAGTTGTTGGATCCGTTAATCAATGCCGCCAAAGCGTTTGCGACATGGTCAGTTCCAATCTCATTGTTGGATGACTGAGTATGAGGACTCGTATGGACGTAAGTAACAGTCCCGTTTCCAGCAGCGTTTGTAAGAGTTACTGAAGTTTCTCTCGCGTAGTTGTCTTGCTTGATGTACACCAGAGCAATCTGGTTGTAGTCGATGCTCGTTGTTGTGGCCGCATCCATTGCAACCACTGTCGAGTTGTTGTTGCTGGCTGTGTTCACAATGAAAGTGACATCTGCAATGGTCAAAGCCTTGATGGTGTCTCGTGTTCCACCAGTCAGGTAGTTTTTGGCCCCAGTGTCGTAGTAGACATTCTGGCGAGTGCCATCAAGGTTGTAGACGAAGATCTCATCTGGGTGAATCAAGCAGATGTACTTCTCGTTGACATCTCGGATGATCAGGTGGGGCTTTGCATCAGACTCGCTGACAAGAGCAAGAATCGCGTTGTCAGTTTGCTTGCGAAACTCCACAATCTTTGACGCTGGAGGACGCTTGATAAGCCCTTCGATTGGACTGGGGAAAGCGTTCTCCATCACCTCGCATTGATTGCTGTCGCGCACAGCAGGAGACTGCTGGCTGACTCCTCCGATGAGGTTTGGGATCGACTGAGTAATCAGGGGCATCAGTAAGTCCTGTAGGAGGCGTTTCGCATGATGACGCTGGCAGTCGAGTACTCATCAAAGATTGAGTAGTCGGCAGTGTCCATTTCGTACTCGCGCATCTTTCCGAGAGCCATGACTTCATCTTGAATGTTGAAGACGTGGTGCTTCTCCGAGCCAACCATGCGATCCATGAAGATTCGGGAAGCACGGATCATGATGTACCTACGGGCTGGCTCCGGCATCTCCTCGAAGTCAAGCATGACGATGCGAGTGACCTCGATGGGGCTGGAGAAGACATACGAGTTCGTAGCCTTGTTGTACAGCCTGTTTCCCCGCGTGACGATGTCAAGACCTTCGATCAGATCCGTATCTACCCGAGCAACATTCTCGGAGACATACAGAAATCCAGAAGAATCTGGGGTCATCGTCACCTTGTACTCGATGTTGAAGTGCCAGCCATACGACTGAACTTCACGGCTGACCT